GATTTAGTATTGCTAAGTCTTATTACTGCCATTATTCTGTACCCACCACATAAAGTTCATTTTAATCTAGGAGGGTGGTGTTTACCGACATTTCACCCTCCACTTTTTTCATCTTAATTATTCTCCCCAACACGAGTCTTGATATTCGCAGAATTTGCATAAAAAGAAATCTCTGCTTTGTGCTATGCGAGGTAGAATGTCATTTGCTTTTATACTAGTCAAGATGTCTACCGCTTTATCGCTTGCCTCTTGAGCAAGTTTTTTATCAAACGGAACTAACTCATAATATATTTCACTCGTATTTTTATTAACAACTGTAAACAAACAATCGTTATCTGATAGATCCATGTAAGCTTGATATAGAGCTATTTGCGTTGCATATACCTTGTTTGTTTTTGCAACACCGTGTCTTACAAACTCTTTAAACTTACGATCATTTGCCGATTTATTCTCCCACAATGCAGGATAATCCATAGCAACTGGCCCAGAAACTAAAACGCCATCTATATGACCTTTTATTTGGTCTTCTGCTATTGAGAACCCAAACTGCTTTCCTAACTTATCCTCTGTCTTTAAATCAAAATCTGCATCACGCAACCATTTCGCCGCATAATCCTCAATCTCATGTCCAAACTGAAAGATACGCAAGGTTTGTGCGTTAAATTCCCTTTCTGGATCAGAGGGATAGTTCATAAACCTATACTGTATCTTTCTACTGCACTCCTCACCAATAGAAGATGCGCCTATGTATTTTCTGCTCGGTATTTTTTTATTATTTTCAACTATCTTTTTGTCTACAAATTGTCCTATTTGATTTGCTAAATCTTTAGAACGGGACGCTGGTTGAGGGCCAACTTCCTGTTGACTTAAAGTAGTTCTCTTCAAGTTTATCAATGGAAATTCCTTCTTCGATTGGTGTTGCCTGTTGTAATCCGAATATTAAAACCTCTACTTCTTCTTTTGATAAATCGTAGAGTGTTTTGTTCCATCCAAATTTTTCAAATAAGAATGTTAATTCTTTCATTGGATTTGGTTTTTCTAAAAATATATCTGTCATGTTCCCCCTTTAATGTAAGTTTTTTTTGCTTTGGTTAATAAATTTTGTTTTAGGAAATAACTTAAATTTATTAATAAATTCATCAGGTGTATATAAGCTAATAAGATGATGATAATCTCTATCACTATATTTATTGTGTATATTTCTATCTTTAAACGTAATCATATCCCAATATTTTGGATCAAGATCTGGTTTAGAAGAATAAAAGCAACCGCCAAAGATAACTTGATTTTCGCAAAGATCTATATGTTCTATAACAACTTCATCTACACGATCAAAACATTCCATGTCATCATTAGGATTTTTTACAAAACAAATCATTTTAAACTGATCTGTGAATATCTCACCCTCATCACTTTCGCTTACCAAAAAAAAATTCAACTTAACTCTCGGCATTATCGTCTTCCTTGACCATAAATTCACCGCCTAAAGCAGAGTAACCAATTTTATCTTCCCAACTGTCCTTATGATCCATTGACGATAACAACCGGGATGTTTTAACCCAATCCATCATTAGAGCCACATGACCTTCATTAATGTCTCCATCAACAGAGTTTATAATGACGTTCCAACCATCTGCTATTCTCTGATGATTTAACTTAGCGTCCCCATAGACATCAGCTCTATCAACATTAATCTTTTCTTTAGCCGAATTTAGAAGATCATTTCTCAGCATAACCCATTTCCTTAACCATTTTATCGATTCCATCTTTATTCCACAAATAATTTAACCAACATGCCGCCTTATATTTTGTCCATGAAAAATCCATGAAGCTAATTTCAACATTATTCTTTCTTAAAAGTTCCATTTGTTTTGGCGTAGCCCTGTCATTTAACCATCTCTTACTCTTGTTAGCGGCCTTACTGCTCTCAACTTCCCTTAGAAAGTCATCAGCGGCAGATGTAGCCTGTACCTTGCCACCAATAGCAACAGCCTTCAGTCGTTTGTTTTGGGCCTTTACAAGCCCTATTGAGTTATCACCTATAGTAGCGACTATTCCAAATCCGTCAAATCCAGTAGCCATCATGCATGAACCGTTACCAAATATGTCAATCCACCTAAACGGAGACAGTTTCATAAGATCAAACTCAGTGAGCTCAAAGTCATGTAACTCAGATTTATCTTGACTCTCGAACGCATGACCACAGTTTGGACATACACGCGAGTTCTGAGGGATAACCCAGCCACAGTTAGAACATTCTTTTGTAGGAGCTAATCCCTCACCGTTTTCCTCACCACCATCAAGATTAACGCCTTCGTCTAAAACGCCATGTGTCATAATGCTTGTTCCAAAGTCTAAAACAACACAGTCTTTTTTAATCATATTAGGATATAGTTCTGGATCAATGATTCTCAAACCTCTGCCAATCATCTGAACCATTGTAGATTTGTAAGAACATGGTCTTGTCAGCACAATGCACGATACTGGTGGAGCATCAAACCCCTCAGTTAAAACAGCTACATTCACAACTACTTGAACGTCACCATACTCTAAATCGTGCAAAATCTCTGATCTATCTGTTGAGGATGTTTCGCTTGTTACAACTTCTGCATTTATATTTTCAGCCAAGAACTCACCAAGCAACGCATTTGCATGACTAATTGTAGAACAAAACACAACTGTCTTTCGATCTCCTGCCTTATCGATCCACTCTTTAACTACTCGCTGATTAATAACAGTTCGGTTCATAATGGCATCGACTTGTTCCATATCAAAGTCGTTTGCTAGTTTGCGAACTTCGTTTAGTTTGTCCTTAACACCAACGTCAATAACGTATGCTCTTGGTGGAACTAAAAATCCTTCTCGAATAAGTGTCGTTAGCTCAATCTGATGTGAGCAATTATCAAACACACTTTTTAATGCTTTCTTGTCACCTCTGTTTGGCGTAGCCGTAAAGCCAACAATCTCTGAGTGTTCATTGTCATCTCGCACAGCATTAATAACTTTTTGATATGTTTCTGCGGCAACGTGATGGCTTTCATCAATTACAACCATGTCAAACTTAGGTCTTTTTGCCAGATTATTATCCCTTGATAATGTCTGAACCATAGAGAAAACTGCCTGACCATCCCAGTTCTTTACAGAGCCATTAACAATGCTTGTTTTAATATCTGGGTTTATCTTGCTAAACTTTATCATGTTTTGCTCTACAAGCTCGTCACGGTGTTGAAGAACTAGGACACGATTACCTTTTTTATATCTTTTACCAACTAACGCAGAGAGCATAATTGTTTTTCCAGCACCTGTAGGCGCAACAACAATCGTATTTTTTCTATCGCTTAGTGCTTTCGATGCGTCTGATACCGCTACATCTTGATATGGCCTTAGTATCATAATTAACCTCTAGTTGGAGTGGAGAGAATGGTGAGGGGTTTGTGGCACTCTGCCCCTCGTCAGAGTGTGAATCGGCGTGGTCATAAACACCTTAGCCACTCACATTTAACCTTTTATCTAGCCCAATCAGGAACTGGCCCACTTGCTGTGGCCTGCGGTTGAGGGGCTTGGCTCGTAATAGGAGCCGCACCACCAGAAATAAAATCCTTTGAGTTCGGAGTAAGAACTATTAAAATTTTATTTTGATCCGCGTACCCATTTGTACCTTTTTCGACCTTAACTTTAGCACAGATCTCCATGCCATTCAACTGGTCGATACCTGAGATTTGTCTCTTGGACTGTGCCGCTTCGGACATATCCGCAGGATCAAGGTTGTTATGGCTTTCGATAATAGATCTAAGAGTTCTTAGACCAATCTCTTTAGCCACAGGGATACCGCTTTGGCCCATTTTATCACCGTCTACAAAGATATTATCCCAAACTTTTCTACGGTCATATGGCCCACCAAACACAGTTAATTCTAACTGAGCCCATTTTGCTCCAGTATTGACTGACTTTTTAAACCAGTTACCTCTACCAAACTCAGGGATTTCCATATCTCCGGGTTTTAGTGAGATGATTGCACGAACTACAGTTCCGTGTGGAATGAGTTCAAATTCTCTTGTTGATTCGTCAACAGGCGTATTATTTAGATTCAGCATCATTAGCTCCTTTTTCCATATTTTGAGTTTTGGGATCGACAAATTCCAACGGTCTATCTGACTGTGGTTTGCCACTACCCATCTTTGCGATTAGTTTACCTAAGTGAGGCTCTTCGAGAGTTTCAAGCCTGCCAGAGCGATCCTTCGCAGGATAACCCCATTCATTTAATGGATTACATACAAAAGCACGAAATTGTCCATTTTCTCCAGTCAAGATTGCCATTGTGATTAATTCATCAACAATTCCGGGCATTTCACGACCAGTTTTTGCACCTTCAATTTGAAGGGAATATTGTTTTCTACCGTAGTCATCTGTGTACTCATCTAAGATACCTACAAAGATAACATTCTTTTCACGAATGTGTTGTAGATGTGTTAGCCAAGCCATCATTTCACGACCATGCAAGCCATATGCGGCTCTAGTATCTAACTTACCACTTCTATCTGACTTGCACTCTGGTTGCTGTAAACACCATTGAAAACACAACCGACCTGCAACCGTAATACTATCGACAAACAAAGTATCGTACTTGTTCATCATCGCTTCACGATCACCATATTGAGCCGATACATATTCAAAATGCTTTTGACCAAACACAGAGTCTTCTGCAAGAGATGGATTGCTGCCACCTAAGAAACACGCAAAGTCACGACACTCTGTCCATGTTCTAGGTCTAATGACATCTACTGGTAATCCTTCGATTGCGGCATCACCAGCTTCTAAATCCATAAATAGAGTCTTGTCGGAGTCGAGTGTTCGAGCGAGTGTAGTTTTACCTACACCACTCTGACCACACACAACAATCTTGTGACCACGCTTTTCTTTCATGCGTTCGTCAGCAGAAATAATTTTTAGTCCACTTGACATCTTATGTCTCCTCTTCAATTCTATCGATTTTAAATTTACCCATTTCAGTAACACGACATGGCTCTAACATATCCTTAATCTTCTTATGAGCCGCAGTGTAAACACGCTCATCTACAGAAAATGTTACCTTTGCAAAGTGATTAGCATCGTCTGGGTTCATTTCCTCAAACGCTTTTTGCAACTTATCATTGTCCCACTTTACTTTTTTAGGGATGTTAATTTTAAATCTACTGTTGCCTTCTGCAATAGTAGCTGTGCCGAAGTCTTTGCCCTCAGAACGCAAAGTATCTCTTGCTTTCTTTAGAAACAAATCTTCTAGCTTCTCATCAATTTCTTTTAATTCTGCGTTTAGATCTTTTACGACAAAGCGTAATTCTTCACGTCTATCAAATAGCTCAATGCCATCCATTTTATGACCTCCTTTATATTAGTTTTGTTCACGGACACATTTGTCCCACAATGTACTATTTATGTCAAGAGGTTTTTTTACTTAAATATATTTCAATACCTAAACAG